GAGATTATACAATTATTAAAGATATTGAAGAAGAAAAAAAAGAGCAATCATATATTAAATTAAGTGAAAATAAAATAACTAAGGGTACAAAAGAAATAATAAGACAAAAACAAAGTAAAAGAATAGTTGTAACTGATTTAGGAAAACAAATATTAGAATATTTATTAAAACATTTTGTTCATATTATAAATATAGAATTTACAAATTCAGTAGAAAAAGATTTAGATAAAATATCATCTGGTGAAATTGTATGGACAGAAGTAGTTAAAAAAGTATATGATTCATTTTCAGATATAGTTGAAAAACAATTAAATATAAAAACAAATAATAATTATTCAGGGAATGATAAAATTGTATTTAAATATAAAAATAAAGATATTATCTTAAAAAATGGAAAATTTGGACCATATTTACAATATGATTCAAATAATCATAGTATATCTAATTATCTAAAAATTAATAAAATGGAATTAAAAGATTTAACAGAAAAAGATTATAAAGAAATTATTAAATATCCATTAAATAAAGGCAAATATAAAAAGAATGATATTATTATAAATTTAGGACAATATGGATATTACATTAAATATAATAATAAAAATTATAAAATATCTCAAAATAAAAAAGATTGGACAAAAGAATATATTTTAAATTTAATAAAATAATTTAAAAAATATATTATAATTATATTTAAAAATATGAATTTTAACGATATTCCTCAAGAAAATTTAAAAGAATTTAAAAGTCAAGTTAAAGAATGGTTAGAATTAAATAAAGAAATTGCCGAATATGATAAAAGATCAAGAGAATTAAAAAAAAGAAGAAAAGAATTAGAACCTATAATAACTTATTTTATGACTAATTATAAGATCGGAGAATTAAATACAGAATCTGGAAAAGTGAAATGTTGTGAAAGAAATACAAAAAAAGGTTTAAATAAACATAATATTCGCGATAATTTAAGTACAATATTAAATGATGATTTATTAATAGAAAAAGCAATGGATAAAATACTTGAAAATAGAGATACAATTACAAGCTATAAATTAAGAATAGTAAAAAAATAAAAATTATACACTTGCTATATATTGCCATTTTAAATCTTTACAAATATTTTCCCATATTTTATCTTGTTGTTGTAATTTTTCTCTACTTTTTAATAGCGGAAAATGTATTAATAAATCATCTAATTCTAATAATTGACAAAATTTATGTAATACATAAGAATATGATAAAAAATTTTTCCTCTCATTTGGACAATTATTCATAAATGGAATTTGTATTTCTTTAAACATATTTCTTAATAATTCTTCATATTGATTTAATAAAGCAGGTGCTTTATTTCCACCAATTACAGTAATAATATGAGGGATATGTTCATAATATTTATTGTATTTTAATTTTTTTAATATCTCTCTAACTTGTTTATAAGTTATTCTATTTATATTACTATTTATATTTTTATTAAATTCATTCATAACATCCGTATATATATATTTTGGAATTTCAGTAGTTTCTTTTGCTTGGAATTGAGCTAACCATTCATTAAAATGATTAATTCTTTTATATGCAAAATAACTAATTTCTCTTGGCACATCTTTATATGATATTTTATCATTACATAATAATATAGTTTGTGTATAACCACATTTATTACAAAATAATTCACTATTATTTATTTTAAAATCTAATTTTTGATTACATAATTTACATTTATGAAGTATTTCATCTATATCTTTAAAATTAGTATTAATACAAGAATCGTCTATATTTGATAAATATATATCAATAATATTATCATTCTCTGTTATTTTATCCTCTGTTATTTTATCCTCTGTTATTTTATCCTCTGTTATTTTATCCTCTGTTATTTTATCCTCTGTTATTTTATCCTCTGTTATTTTAAAATAATTTAAAATATTATTTTTAGATTTAACTACATGTTGTTTTTTAATTTTACCATTATTATTATAATAAGTATTTAATAATAATCCATTATCTAAAAAATAATTATGTTTTTTATTTTTATTAACATTACTTATTTTTTTTATTTTATTTTCTATAAAATCTATTGTTTTTTTATCTTTCTCTTTTTTTAATTTCTCTTTTAATATTTTAATTTCATCTGTTTCTTCATTAAATAAATTTATCATATTATTGTGTATAACATCTATTGTTAATCTTTTATCACTATGACATTTTTTTAATGGTCTATCTTTAAATGATGACATTTTATATTTTTTATATATATTTTATTCTTTAAATATAAAAAAAAAAAAAATATTTGTATGTAATATAAATATGTTTAATTTAGACCCACATTCACAATTAACTTTATATGCTACATTCTTATACTTTATTACTAATTATATATGTCAAGATAAACAGATATCGTCCAAATTTATGAAAATATTAAATATTAAAAATAAATCAACTATGCAAATGTTATGTTTAGTACTATTTAGTATTGGATTTTATTTTATAGCCGATGGTATGGTACATAGAAGACAAGGAGCCAACGCCTCACGTTGGTAATTATTTATTACTATTAATATAACTTAAATAATTTAATTGTTTAATACTACCTCTTATTTTTTTTTCATTTATATATTCTGTTTTAAATGCATTATTATATGTATTTATCATTGTTTCCCAACAATTAACATATTTTTTATTTTTGTGTTCTAAGTTTTGTGATTTTAATTCAATTATAAAACTTCCATATATACTCATAATTTTTTCATAATTTATTTTTTCTAAATTATTTAATAATATAGTAGAATATTTATGAGAAATATTCCAACTTTTTTTTAATTTTTGTCTTTTTTCATATTCATTTAATTTATTCATAATTAATAATTTATTCATAATTAATAATTATAATTACAAATATATTTTTAAATATTTATATAATATATATATGAAAATAGGATTCATAGTTGGAAGAACTGAAGAAGAATATTATGATATAAATGATTTAAGTAAAAAAACACCTAAAAAATATTTAGTAGATGGTAAATATTTAATGGTTGATGTAGCAATTGCAATGACTGCTAAATTAACATATCAAAATATAAATGTAGATATTATATTACCAAAAGAAATAACATTAACTAGATTACAAAAAAATGATGTTAATTTTATAGTTGGATATGATATTATAAATGCTAATTTAGGAGACCCATATGTTCATAAATTCTCAACAATTAAAGGAATCAAAAATTTAGAAAATATTTATAAAAATAAAAAATCTAAAATATTTCCACCGTATGAACATTTAGATTTTATTTGGAATAAAGATAAATATATGAATCATATGTTAAAAAATAAAATTCCAATTACTCCATCTATTATTTTAGATAATATCAATACAGATAAATTAATAAAAGAAATAAAAAATAATAAATGGAAAAAATTTATTTTAAAACCAATTGGTTCTACTAGTAAAGAAGGATTTAAATTATTTACATTAAACAAAATATTAAAAAATAAAAAAGAACTAACTGAATATTTAAAAGAAAATAATCATTATACAAAATTTATAGTTCAAGAATTTATTTCTGGATTTGGAAAATTTGGTGAAATTAGAATTTTTTGGATTAATGAAGAATATTCATATGCTGTAAATACAAAAGATGTAGGTGGAGATGTCGAAATGGTTGTAATTCCAGTAAAAGATGAAAAAAGATTAGAAAAATGTAAAGAGATTGGTAAAAAAGTAATAGAAAATATACCGAAAATAAAGATAAAAGGAAAAATAGTAAAACCAGTTATGAATAGAACTGATTTTGCGTGTTGTTTAAATAATGATAAAATATCAAGTTATAAATATTATTTAAATGAAATTGAACATCAAGATGCTGGAACATTTACAAATATACCTTTTAATGAAGAAATTAAATATCCAATAACAACAATTTTAGCAGATGCGTTTGTTAAAAAAGCTCAAGAATTAAAATCTATTCAATTTTAATCTAATATTTGAGGAGAATTACTACCAACAACACTTGTAAAATCTAATAAAGATTTAAAATTATTATTATTATCCCCCTTTAGATTATCTAAATTATTCATATTTATTAAATTATTTATATTTGTATCTGTATCTAAATCTAATCTATATTCAGTATTTATATCCCAATTATATAATATAGGTCCTCTATTTATTGGAATTGAATAATAACCACAAAATATTTTATAATTTTTACCATATTCAATTTCTCCGTCATCATTCGTATATTCTCTATCACTATAATTTCTATCTGCAGTATTTGGATCTGTGATTATATTATTAGATGAATCCAAATTTGTAACATTATTTCCACCTGGTTTATGACTCCATTCCCTTATATTATCTTCTCTATAAAAGTGATAATCTGGATCATCGTGTTCTATATCTAGTACTAACGCTATTTTATAATATAAACAATTTAATTTGTCAAGATGACCAGTTTCCCTTATATCATTTCTATTTAAATCTGTTTTAATATGATTTATTATAGTATCACAATCCATATTATTATATTTACTACCAGATAATTCACCTGGTTGTAATTTATTATCTCTATTAAATTCTAGTCTATTTAAAGCATATGAATAACAATTTGTATTATCTTTTATATTATCTGGTATATTTTCATTCCATAATTCAGGTTTCCAGTTTGGGAATGAACATAATTTATTATTCATGAATTATTTATACTTTATTATATTATTTTTATTTTTAAAAAAATAAAAATAATATAATAAAGTATAATATGATTAGTCCAAACCAATTTATTGGATTTAATAAACGAAAAAAACAATTTAAAATAATGACAATTATATTATTTTTTGTATCTATTATATTTACAATTTATTATATTTACAATTATGATTTTGAAGATATATCAGCAACACCATCAGCAACACCATCGGCAACACCATCGGCAACACCAACACCATCGGTAACACCATCGACAACACCAACACCATCGGCAACACCAACACCAATACCAACACCAACATCATCAACGACACCACCTGGAGAATCCGGACAACCAACACCAGCATCATCAGAAACACCAGCATCATCAGAAACACTATCACCGTTATCTTTAGAAGAAATGAATCGATTAATATTAAGTGAAGATATATTAAATTCAACTATTTTTGGAAATAATTATAATAAAAGTAATGATGAACCGGATATTATTAAAAAATATTTAATTTTTCCAGACATCTTTACTTTTTATATAAATAATGATTACAAATCAAATAATGATATACATGTTTATATTATATCTACAGATGATATAAGTACTTTAGATAAAGAATTTATTTATAATCCAAATAAAACATATTTAGAAAAAACTGAAATATTAGAAAAATTAGAATTTAATGATCAGAATGATCATATTCAGAAAAAGACAGAAAACTTAAGTCAAAATATTATACAGATATTATATGATACAGATTATTATAAAGATAAAAATGTTATCTATGTATTAGATTTCCCTAATATATCAGATGGAACTATTATAATAATAAATAATAATAATAATAATGTTCCAAATTATCATAAATTATATTCTATATTAAGTGATAATATAGATGAATTAAATCTTTATATAAAAAAGGTAGAACAATTTATAACTGACCAATTTATAACTAAAAATATATTAATTCCTGAAGTTTTACAAAGATATTTATATATTTTACAAAGTTATAATAATAATTTAATAGTTTATGTAACATCTGAGAGAATAAATGAATTTAAAAATAGAGATATAACAACCACCACCGAGAATGATACATCATTAATAGATATTATTTATTATTTAGATCATACAACAAATAATCCAGATACAAATGATAAAAAAGAGTTCGCAATATCAAATATAAAATATTTACAAAGGGTAATATCTAATTATATATTACTTATATATGAATATATTTTAAATATTAATAATACATTTGGAAATAAACAAGAAATGGAACAAACTGTAATAAATGGATATCAAAATTCAAACAAATTAAATAATTTAGTATTAGATATACATACTGACGGAATAT